TGGAAGCCCTACCGACCCCATCCTCTATTTCAAAATTACTAACTAGGACGTACATCTCTACCTCTCGTTGTGTAAGCCACCTGATGGGTAACCGTTTGATATTGAACGAAGTAATTACCGGATATTAAGTTCCGACGCCTACCTTCTTGTATGGCCAGTGAGATCTGGGCGATGGTCTCGGGGCCCGCCTCAATGGCGATGCGCTTAAGCGTCTGCATTATAACCCTCGACAATTACCAGAGGCGTCCATCCGCCCACCACCGAATCCTCACCTTGGACGATCAGATACTCAAGGTTGCCGGGAGCCTCCTTAAAAAGTATTCGCATGTCTCGCCCAGCCCCGCAGGCATGGTCGTGGGCCACCTCTAACGTACTTGAGAGTAGTGTGGGGGTCCAATTTACATCGTACAGCAAGGTCCACACGCCATCCTGCTTAAACCACTTAGATCTTAGGCTACGGGGGCCTTCTGGTGAGGTGCTGGTAGGCTTCGCGCCCTCAAAAGGTGGCTCCTGAGCCGCCTCGCCAACCCTCAAACAGTCCAAACTTATCGCACCCTTGCGGATGTTATTAGTCGTTTTCATTTGATCCTCCTAGTTAGTGTGTGCTTAGTATGACCCCGCTTTGTACGTTTGTCCATACCTAGAGTTGATAGGCTCGAACATGTGCTGTAGCTCTCCGTAAAGGACGTCATCATCTTCCGGCAGAATCATCCAGCCCGCACACATGCTTTCGGAGTAATTCTCCCACATTTGCAATGCCTGACCCCGATCCGCGCGGAATCCGCGATCCCGTAGAACATCACAAATTCGAGACACGTCAGACGGGTACCGCTCAGAAAACTCCTCGCCGTTGGTCACGCGAATGCTTCGTAAGCTCATGAGGTATCCCCTTGACAGGCCTTGTACTCCGCAGCGAACGTGTCCAACTGCTTTACGAGCCTTACGATACTCGAAAGGGGCATATTGAGTATTTCCGGGGTCGGAGCTGCATCCTCCATTTCGACGACAATGAGCAGCGCGGCGTTACGCAGGGCATTAGCCTTATCGTCCAGCTCCTTCCGGCCTTCATCGTCTTTCTCGAAATAGAGTGCTCGTAGGTCATCAACAATCATTAGGTCCTCCTAGTAGTGTACAGTGCTGCCGCACGCGCGACAGCTACTTGTTTCATCGGAGTGGGTATACTCTCGGCAGTTAGTACCCTCCCCAGCGCCATCTATGGGCTGCCCGCACTCGTAGCACTCGGCTACGGGCTCGCCCCCCACGTTCCATCCGTCAGAAGACATACTGGCCTCCTAGCGCTTGTAGCATTGAATGGGGGTGTCTGGGTCGGTCGGCGGCTCGCACACTTGGCGAATCTCATCGTCCCCGCCGGAGTTGAAAAGACCTAACCAGATCAGAATGAATGTTTGTAACATGTGGTATCTCCTTGTCTATTAGTTTTTAGGGAAGTGTATCGCTGGCCTCGTCTACAAGCCACAGCTCGTACTGTATATCGTCGATTTCGTAATTAACGGAGAGCAACTTAAGCTGAAGGTCCTCGTACCGACGTTCGGCATCCTCCAACTCATCCAGTAGGGCCTCTCGGCGACTCTTTTGCATAGATGGCATCATTACATACCCTCCACAATAGTAGCTACAAAATAGGCACCCGGCTTAGTCAAATCAACCTCCTGCACGGCCCAGTTGAAGCCTAGGCGCCCGTACCTATCAACCACTAGGCTGATAGCGTCGTGCATGGTCTCAGCAGCCACCACGTAGTGATCGTCAAGGAATGGCTTGTCGAGGTTAGATTTAACCGCTATGAATGCCTTCATAGGATTCCCCGCTCCGCGTCGGACTCAGCCTTGAATCGGGCTAGATGATCATCCATCGTCATATGCTGGTCTCGGACATGGCGCACGCCCTCCTTCAACTTGTTCGCATGATACCTTACCGACCCCACAGTCTGCATGTGACAACTTAGGGCCTCGGCCACAGCGATAAGTAATGCAGATTCTTGGGGTGTCATGGGACCTCCGAATTAGGTTTGTGATCCATACATACATGGGTGGCAGGTACAACTGCGTACCCGTAAAAATCAGACTTAATCGAGCAGTGCTTGTGATTGGGGAGCATGGGGGCATCCTCAAAATGAACGCAATTACTACAATAAGCATCGGGGTTATTAGCCCGCCACTCGACATACTCTGCGTACGTCCGATAAGCCCTACGTAGGCGATTACGCCGCTTACTGGCCCCCGGCCTAGGGGCGTTAGCCTTAGCCCACTTCTTGGGCCAGAGTTTTGCAATCTTAGCATCTAGTTCGGCCACTTGGGAGGTCATACGACATCCTGCAATTCAAACTTCAAACCTTTAGCCGAAGCCTTGGCTCGGTAGTGGCTCTCGGTTTTCGATCCGGGGGCGAAATGCCGATCATAATTGTAATCGGACTCCAATTTCTTAAACCAGTCTATGGATTTCCAAGCCAGATAGACCTTGTACATCTGGGGGCGCTCAGCCTCTAAGTTATCATTAAGGGGTACTAGCCGAAAGATTGTAGGTGGGGGAGGTTCGTAGCACCCAACCTCGTCAACGGTGCCCCACTCCCGGACAACGGTCCCCGCCCAATTCCCATCATCGATGATGAAGTGCCACTCCCTACCTTCGTGGGTCAAGTGCCCGCTCACCGTGACGTTTATGGCGTCATGCCTATGTAAGTCCGTAATGGTGACGTCAGAATTGTCATCGTTCCAGTAGGCTTCGCAAATTTGGGTCAGCAGGTCACCCGCTACGTCGGAACCTACGGACTCTACGAATAGCTCAAACTCGGGACAATCTAAGGTCATGGGGCCTCCTAAAAGTTGTTGGATCGGTGGATGAGGGTGATAGACTGCTCAGTAGTGTCGATCTCACTAGCGAACCAGTCTGACGCTTTCCCGCCGTACTCATTAGCTGCTAGGGTTAGGGCGGCCTGCTCGGACGGGGCTACTACTACTACGGTTTGATACTCCTCCCAGTACTGACTGTTCCGAAAGGTCTCCACGCTCCCTACATGAAATACCTTTAGAGGGGCTTCTTGGGGAATACCCTTAAAATAACTTGCTGCGCTACGAGACATAACTCCTCCCCCGGTAATCTTAACGTCAGACATACTTAGGCGCCACTGTCAGGCTTAGTAGGATTTCTGCGCTCGCGAGCAGCGTCAACATACTCCTTAGCCTCTTTCAGGGTGGTGCCAAACTGATTTCGAAACTCCCTGATGGCCGCAACCTGATTATCCTCGTTCTGCCACAGCAGTCGGGTAGCTACCGTCTCCTTGTTGATCCGGGTGGGGAATTCAATTCCGGCGGATTTAGCAAGAGCGATAAACCCCTCGGGATTGTCCACAAAAAGCTGATCGATCATAGCGCATTTCTCCGTGGAGTTGGTGCTGATGTATACGTTCCGAATGTCTCGGTCTGTGAGTTTCGTGGACATGTGGGTATCTCCGTAGATAGTGAATGTACAATTAGTATCCCTCGACGCTATGCGTTTGTCAAGGGATTTGGGAAATTAATTTCCTCGCGTGGGCAGATCCCCCTGTAACCCCTCCTCGACCGAACTAACGGAGTCGCCCGTGTCTTGGATCGGTGCGCGTCTATTCCAATTCTCAACGGCGTCCTCCAGATCGGAGTGGCCATCGACTCCTGCTAGACAATCCTCGCCCGTACACATCACTGCTGCCCACTCGTTATACGCATCTATTGGTCGCAGTTCAGCGTCGTCGCCGCAGAAGGGACAAGGCTTCAAATCATCCATTGTCGCTGTCCTGCGCCGTCAGGCGCTGCCAGTCATCCTCGCGCACTATCATAGTCGGCTGAGTGCGGCCCAATCCAAAAAGAAGCGGCACCCCTTCGCTCACGATAACTTTTCCCGGTTCCATGCGAGTTTTGACCAACGCCTTACCAAAGCGCTTGTCCCACTTTTTGCACCCGTTTGTGATATGCAGTTGGGTATCGCTGGCGAGACATCTGGTGCACCCTCTTGCTGCACAATCTCACAAGCGGCTCGACAATCACGTTGTAGCCGTTGAACATCGTCGCTCACTGCCTTTTGCGGTCATTGGTATCACCCCCTGTAATGATTGAGCCATATCGTCCGAGCTGGTTCGGGTTCGCGCTTTTTGGTTACGTAGTCTATGACATTGTTGAGGTACTGCATGTGCGCGTCCGGCACCGACTCAAACCCCGCCACGCTGCGCGGCATCCCGAGCGTGCGGCGCATTAGGTTGTGTTGCAGGTATCGGCCTTCCGTCTTGGTCATGTGAATCTGGTCGCGGTATAGCTGGTCAAATGCGGTGAACGGTCCAACCCCCGCCAGAATGTCCAGCCGGATCGCCTCAAGCGCCTGTAGCGCCGGGTTGATTAGGATCACCCTGTTGGGATGTTCGTCTTTTAGATCGTCCCTGAGCCGTTCAAAATATCCGGGCGCGTGGCTCATGACGTAGCCCTCGTCCGTCTGGTAAGCGTCAGCGTGGAGCGTGTGCCACGTCCAACCTGTGTGTATGACGAACACAGAGCGCGGCTGTAGCGCCATCCAGTGGGCAATGACCGTCACGTCCTGCTTTAGCGTCGTTCCATAGAACGGCTGCACGGTCACAAAGCTATACTGGCGCTCGGCCAGCATCTGCGGCCACGGTTGAGCTGCCGTGGTGCAGGTTGAATCAGGGTTGTGAAATGCAAACTCTAGGTTTTGGTTGCAGTACAAAGCCCGGTCCGCACCGAGCAAGTCGGGGCGGATGTCTGCGGTTAGGCTGTTGCCGATCATGGCGACGGTTTTGGCCGGGCCTGCGTGGGCTGTCAGTGCAAGGAAGATCGCCGCCAGTGCTGTGAAAACCTTCATTTGTCGTCGCCTTTTGTGGCCAAAACTCGGTGCCCACTGCGTACCAAATACAAATGCCTCCGCTTGCTCACGGCCCCACGGTTTTGTGTTCATGATCGTGCAGCCTTCCTCGCGCCGCTTTTGGCCCCAGAAGTCACCGTTTTCGCACAGGTAATCAACTAACTCTTTCTGAGTCTCAAAAGGCGGTGACACGGGCGTCCCTTCGCTCACTGTTTCGTAGACTTGAAACCATGTAGCCAATGTTTCATCCCATGACGGGCGATAGGATGTAGGATCGGGCGGCGCTCCGTGCCACTCGCAGAAAGACCGATACAATTCGTGGTCGCCATAATCGGCGCTGTATTCAGCATCGTGCGCCGCCTTGCCAGTGGCTTTCCATTCTTGAAATTCCGATAACCAATCGGCCATTTCATCTTCCACGCACCGGTCGAACATTGGCACGTAGTTCGTTACCTCAATCCGCTTAAGTAGATTGAATTTTGTTTCTTTCGGATGCTTCCAATTCGGCGGCACCATTCGTACTTCTCTACCCATTGTCTTTGTCCTGTTGAGTCTCGCGCAGAAAGCGCTGATGACCTTCTTGCGCCGTTTGAATTAGATCGCGAAGCAACATTTCCGGGTTGGTGTTATTGCTATAAGCAATGTGGGCGCCGACCACTAATCCCATAAGTTCGTTGATTCGATCCAAATAACGATCAGATTTTTTACCCATTACTGGTGTCCTCGTCGATCAGGCGGCTAAATCTCATCTGGGTCATCGTCCATCCATTTGCAAACGATCTCGTCGGGGTCGAGGTCATGGCGCTTGCAAAGCTCAGTGGCGTAAGTGGACCCGAGTGCAAACGTGTCCGCGACCGCCGCCCACCGAACCACGCTGCCCCGTTTGCTCGGTTTCGCATTGCGAAGCGCTCGGGCGACCAGCTCTCGGTTATCTGGCAAATGTATTTCTGTCATGGTTTCCTGCCTTGTTCGGTTAGGAGGCTTTCTCTGCCGGTAATAGGTTGCGTGGAATACAGTCACCCCCCGGTCCCGCGATTGGGAGGGAGTACCACAGGCCATTCCACCCGTTGACTTCCGCCCCTACAGCTATCGGTTGATTTGATGCAAAAAGTTTCCCGCCATTCGTTAGCCGCACAAAAAGAACCTCAATCGGTTCCGAACGGTCACTGTCATCAAGTCCAAACGCGCGCCAAAAATACATACCCGGCGTTGTCGGTGCATCCTTGGACCACTCCCCCGTCAAAGGCGCGCCGCAGTCGGGGCAGAATTTGTTAGGCCAATCAGCGGGCACCCCTTCGCTAGCAAGTACCTCTACAAGACCCCCGCCGTCTTCACCGGCATGGCCAGCATCAAGCCCAACCACATGATCACACCCGCTCATAAATCCTCCCAACAAAAAAAATTAATCATCGTAAGGCACGTCAGAGTCATCCTCAGCCATAATTGCCTCCAGACGATCCAGCCTATCAGCAGTCATGCCCTCGGGAACCCGAAAAGCATTCAGCCTAGTTACGTAGGATTTCCACCTCTCAGACAGGGCTACATAGTCTTTGTGATCCTGCGCGCTATTCCATACTGAGGAGACTGGGGTGTAATCCCCCGCACAAACCCAGCGCTCTTTAATGTGGAATCTGCCTGTACCGTACGTGTAATTAAAGTGGGCCCATTTGCGCCCCACCTTGGTAATTGTAATGCTCGAATAGACGGCTTCGGGATCGCGGGAGTATGCCCTCTGAATGCTAGCCATTACTAACTTATCCCCCACTTTCATCCCGTAACCCTCAATTGTCGAATCCGTTCCGCAGTGACGAATTGATCCTCGACAGTGCGGGTCTCACTCCCGAAACCTCCCGACGGATCTATGTCAATATCCAGCGCGTGATCGCAAGCTGCCCAGCCCCCGCTATCCTTAGCTTGAACCTCGAACTCGACGCCATACTCATCCATCAAGTCAGCCATCTTGGTAAGGAACTTATCGAATGCCTTATTAGTCATGAGTACCCCTTAAGAAAAGATGATCTTCGTTTCGACAGGAGTACCCATAGCCGCATCCTCTATTTCGCTTCGAAGAAGGTACTCGGGACCCTCTGAGTTATCCAGCGAAAACCGAACAATGCCGATGCTCACTCCCATAAAAACGTGATTGGGGGTGCTCAGGCTTCGGGCTGCCGTGCCCGCCGTAAGATACTTCAACTCCACAATTTGTACCTCTCCGATATTGTCGACCACTTCCATAGTTATCCTCCTTAGTTAATGTACCCCTATCATACAGCACTATATGCGATAGTCAAGGATTAATTGAAAACACTGCCTGCATCGCCGTACGTACCGCTAGTGGTACCGCAGGCTCCCCTCAATCTGTGAGAACTCTGGGAGCTTACCGAAGTCCCCGATAAACAAGGCATCGTTAAACCTCCAACCTGTAACATCGTAAAGGCAGTGCACGTGATGATACACTCCGCGACGAGCATTAGGATTAATGTTGCAGAGCGAGCAGAACTGCTCCCACGCTTCAGGGGTGCCTACGATGGCGATCCTTAGGCCTCCCATGAGACCCCCCTCAGCAGCTCGATCCCGCCGATAGGGTAGTAGTAGTGGTCCCCCGCGTAAATTGTGTAAATTTTCATTAGTGCTCCTTAGTACCGGGCCGTAGGATTCAGGCCAGTACGAGCCTCCTCAATACTGACCCCTTCAAGTAGATGCTCCAGTGAGGCGAAGAAGTACTCCTTATCCCGGAACCCCGACACCGACTTGACAACCAGTACGTAGCCGTCCTCGTTCTTGCGGATGATAAATTCTTCGATCATTTTTCTCCCCCTACTGTAGTGACGGTCAGGCGCACCACGATCCCGCCTGTACTGGTATCCATGTTAAAGTGTTTCGGGGGGATCACTAGACGACTGCTAGTCTCGGTGCGAGACCTAGACACTCCCAAGAATGACAGGTGCGTCCAGCGATCACCGAGGGCCTCACAGGCACGGTGGTGTGTAGGGTGCACCTCTACGAAATTTTGGAAGTACGCGGGGGTATCCCCCGAGGGTGCCGTACGAGTTTCGACTAATGCGAACATTATGACTCCTCCTGATCATTAGGTAATAGGGCCCACATGAACTTAGACCACCGGAAGTGTAGTCGGCGCCCGCTGCGATGCACCACAATGTAACTAGCGGGAGGTAGTTCGTCAACTAGCTGCCGCCAGTGATCCACAATGGCCGCTTGGGGAGTTGACCCCTCACCGTAGTAGTCGCGCAAGAATCCGTCCCCGCCGATTTCAGTACCTTGCGATACGTACCAATTACCAGCGCTGCGTGGCACTACACTGAGATCGGCTAGCGCATGAAGGGCTTTTGCTTTTTCTTGCCAGTCCATTAAACACTCTCCTCGACATCGAAGTGCTCCTCGAAGCGCTCGGCCATTTCCCCGTAGGTGGTTGCGCCGATGATCGGCGGGACCTTGAATAGCGCGCCACCCCATAGGCTGTTGATAAAATCAGGGAGGTCCACCCCCGTGTCTTCGGCGAACTCGCCCACTGCGCAAGTTTCAAAGCTGTGGTGATCAATCAACCCGTCCGCGTCTCGCGTTTGCAAGTACTCGTAGAAGTCCCGAAATTGCGCTGGTAGTTTTGGCTTTCGCTCTGTCATAACCTGCCCTCCTAGTTAGTGCTAGCTGGATACCAGCGTAATGAAAAGCCATGCAGGGAAGAATAGTGCGACGAAAAAAGTCAAGGCTATAGCCGCTATTTCCACCATAAATTTTAAACGGTAGTCATCCATAGTCGTTCTCCTAGTTAATGTGTTACCAGTATACCTACTGTTGTGCGTTTGTCAATACTTACGGGAAATCAATTTCCTAATAGGGGTAGTAGTCCCCTGTCTCTGTGATGATTCCGTCCGACCGTTGTCGCATGATTTCCATGAGTGCTCGCCTCTGGGGTTTAGTCAGAGGTAGGTCCCTGATCGCGTCAGTCATCCGGGGGGAGTCTTGCTCTTTCACGAATCCCCAGACGCCCGCCTCTTTGGAGTAGTTCTCATAGAGTTCTACGTGGTGACTAGGGCCCCCGCAGGCCCGGACACGGATGTATCGTGTGATCATAGGGGCTTCGCTTTAGCCAGTTCAAGCAGTCCCGCCGGTAGGATACTTTCCGGGAATTCAGTAAAGACATTCCCTGCGAATTCTTGGAGGAATGGGGGGCCTTCGATGTCCCCGGTCCGGTCATGACACGCCTGTAGCCGGGCCGCATCACCGTCGTCCTCGAAAGGCTCTAGGATAAAGCAACGATCATAAAGACCATGGGGGGAGCACTCCTCCGCCAAATCTCGCAAATTCTCAGGAATCTGAGGAGCAAGGGCGCAGCCCGATCCACCGTAGCAGCAAGCGCCGTAGTCGGTCGTACTGCGCCGCATAGTCTGGGATAAGTGCTCCCACGCGTCCGCAATTAATTTCCTAGTGGTTATCATTTGGTCTTACCCCTCGTGTGGTATCACTGTGAAGCTATTGATTTCATAATCCGGGTCCAACATCCTGTAGGCCTCGATGGATGAAAGTCCGTCAGAGATTGCCCTAGTCAGATCATTGGCCTCGACAATGAACGTGGTGGATATATTATCCTCGGAATGCGCTCGTGCTGCTATCTTGCGGCTTACAGTAATACTAGCCTTTACGACGAATGGTCTACTTGTGGACATTTAGCTCTCCTTCTCAATTAAGTAAAAATCTCATAAGTACGCATCCTCGGGCAGCCGGTGGCGATCCACGAAGTAGCGCAGCCCTTTGGACTCATCGGGATTTGTTATCCAAGGCTCAAGCCCCATCCTGTGGAAATCTTCGCCATTGATCCGCCAGCCATAAAGGGGTGCATCCGGCATGTTGTCGTAGTACCAATCGATGTCTACCTCCTGGCGGTGCAGTGAGTTGCCCACCTTTTGAGCGTAGTCCGTGGCGATTCTAGTCCCGCCTACGGCCTTATATGTGTGTGCAATCAATTTCCTAAACCTCCGTTGTGCACTTGGGCCAGATGATCTTTGAATGTGAGTTAAGTATGGCCCTGCACTGTTCGTTTGTCAACACATTCGTGCAATTAATTTCCTAATGAGAGTCAGCCCCGCCTATCATGGGCTAGTCGGCGGGACAATCCGATATATTCCAAGAACCCGGCGGCAGCTATTAGCGGCCCAGTCTACAATGCTATTCCCATCATAGCCCGCAATGTGGCCCCGCACATGCACCAAGTACTTGGCACCCTTGGGCATATTGCGGTTAACAGTCCTCATGGTCTTACCGGGCCACGCGAAATCAGGCAACATCTCTACGGTATAGCCTAGACTTTGCAGGGTGGCTAGATGGGGCATAGTGTGGAGCCCGCCCCGGGGCTTACGCCCCGCCTCCTCGCAAATATAGTGGGCCATTTCGTAAGATTCGCCTGTGACAACCGCCGTGGCTCGCACTGCGCAATCATTGGTCTCGCCCATACGCTGAGAGGCCTCCGATAACGTGTTCCACAATTTGCTCATAACTAGTCTCCGTTGAATGTGTAGTTATTATCTAATAGCTCTGTTCGTTTGTCAAGGATTCTGCGCAATTAATTTCGCAAATATTTAGTTGACAAACGCAACAGGTGCGGTATAATGTAATCACTGTCAGGAAACGCTGGATAAGGGGAGAGTGGGTGACATAAACGTCTACGATATGCGCGGTAGTTGTTGACAAACGCAACGGCTATGATAAAATTAAAGTAGCGGGCTCGATATTTGAGGCAAGCAATAAAAAAGCCCCTGCTAGGGGGCTTCTGATTAGTACAAGAATGGAAGCCCGTTCATCGCACCAGTGGGCTAGACTGGCCCCGCTCAATGTTGGCGGGCTTAGCAATTCCTAAGCGACCCCTACAGGACGCAGATGTCTGAGAAAACTAGGTCTGTGTGCACGCCATCCCGCGAACTGGACACCACCGGGAAGAATCGGCCCTCCTCATTTACAGCAATGTGCCAGTGGTAGTTGGCGAGGTCGTCCACGTGGCGTTCCAACTTAGCAATGGCGGCTTTGCGGGTGGCGAAGGTCGTATCGTTGTCTTTGAAAAGTTGCATGGTATGTCTCCGTTGAATGTAGGTTAACTATACGCCCGCACTGTTCGTTTGTCAAGGATTCTGCGCAATTAATTTCGCACCCGACTCTGATATGTACGGGTTTAGCTCCCATTTCCCACCCAGCTACCACTTTTGTCCTAATATGGGCCTAATTTACCACCCGTTTCCCACTTGGCAGAAACCTCTCGGCGGGGGGAAGTTTCCATTTCCCACTTGGAGGGCTAAAGGTACCCCTGATCCTTAGCGAAATACCACAATTCAGCATCAAGGGTGGCCACATCTAGTGCAGACCGGAATTCCGTAGTTTTATTCGTTTGTCAACTACTTTATGATGTTAATTGCTTAAGGGTGGAACCACACCTCTGTGCCCTCTAAGCAGTCATAAATCGAGGCCTCATTAAGCGCACAAGTAAAGGGTTTGGCGTTACCCCCAATCAAACCTTGTGCAAATGAGATGGCCTCCTCTTTAGTGGGGAACGCTCCTTTAAGATCGTCTACCCCTCCTTTAGGCTCGTATGTGTTAAAGACAAACGCTAGATATCGGTTTTTCATTACGTGCTCCTTTAAATATGGGTTAAGTATGGGGCATGGCTATTCGTTTGTCAAGACTCAAATGATATTAATTTCGCAAATATCTAGTTGACAAACGCACTCAGTGTGCTATTATATAGTCACTGTTCGGAGACGCGGAATAATCCACCCCTGCGCGACACTTTTGTATTATGGCGGGCGCCGAAGGCGTTACTATAAGTATGCCACATGTATGTGCGTTTGCCAAGATATTTAGGGCGTAGCCCTCCTACGGTAGTTTAGGCCAAAGGCTTGACATATGGAAAAGTCAAGGGTTTCGCAGCAAATAAATATGTTGACAAACGAACAGGTTGTGAGATAATGGTAGTAGCGTGCTCACGATTTACAAAATAAGCACGGGTCGCTACTTTAATTATCTCACATCTATTTGCGTTTGGCAAGACATATATTTTGCGCTAAGTGCTTGACATTTAAGGAAGTCAAGGGTTTGAGGCGAAATAAATATGTTGACACATGGGGCCAATTGTGCCTAGGGGCGGCGGTAAAAAAGTGCTTGACTTTTGGCGTCTGATGCGCTGATAAAATTGGGAGAAATGGGGGTAGGCGGGTAGGGTCCTAATATAAGGATATCCTAATATAAGGATTTGCTTATATAAGCAGGGGGTTATATTTGCATATTAGCAGTAGGGTATGCTAAGGGGGATCGAGGGGGAATTGGGAAGGATGCAGGGGAGAGGGGACTCTATATCTCTCTAGGGGGATGTTTTATCTCTATGGGGGTTAGGGGGAGTTGGACCGCCGTTTTAAAACGGGCCCGCCTTTTGAAATCGGAAATTGATTTCCTAACGGCACCCTTAGGGCTTAAACGTCGGGCGCAGTATATAGTGTAAGTAGGCTATAGACCCCACTACACCGGAAACGGCACCTATAAAGAAAAATACCGCACTAGGTGCGTCGGCTTGATCTAATAAGTGGAGTCCTCGGGCGAGTGCGATTAATAGGGCGGTCCCGCCGATTACGGCTAGTAAATCTCTCATAAGAATTCCTCCTCTATGATTGCGTAGGCTATACCCGTAACGACCCCCACCGCTACGCTCTGTAAGAATGTGGGAGGGTGCCCCCCAAGTGCTATCAAGTAGCTTAGCGTGCTACTCCCCTCCGCTAGGCACAGTAGTGCCGTAATGATACGCTTAAAACTCATAACTCCTCCAATTCAGACATACACACTGCTGACCCATTCAGGGCGTCGTACTGCTCTAAGCCAGACCCCACCGCCGAATGCAGGGACTCTTCTAACTGCTCCGCCGCCGTCTTATCGGGCGCGTCGGCGAGTATCTCAATTACAATCCTGTACTGTCGCATGATATTAATTTCCTTTTACCTCTAAGGTGATGCAGTTACCGCTACTTATGGCACTACCTGCACATTGTACCCGATACTTTCTAATTCAGCCTTTAAGGGTGCCCACTCTTCGACCGTTGCCGGGTCTAAGTCTTTCATTAGATCCGGACTCGCCTCGCCATGCTGGCCAACCCGCATGTACGATGTTATATAGCCGCGACTCTCGCAGATTTCGGGCATTAGCGCGATAACGTCCCCGTCCGGGAATTTACGAAAGGTAATTTTTGTATGGTGTCGGTCTCTCATAGTCTCGCCTTGTTAGTGTCTGTGGTGTAATTAATTTCTTAGCGCTAAGTAATGATAGGTGCCTAACCTTCCCTAGCGCCTAAAAGGCCCGCCTTACATGCTGCAACGGTGCTATATGGGCCGATCCGCTCCCAAGCCCGATACCTCTTATAATACACGCGACCATCCTTGTCGGTCTCGATAGTGCCTATGCGTTGGGCATCTTGCCCGCCGAAACCGCTAGTAATAAATACTGCCGTGCGGTTTTCTCGGATAAATTCATATTGCAGGGACATAATAACCCCCTATGCGTGATAGTACGTGGTGCCTTGGTACTCAAAGGTAGTGTAATTGTGTTTGGCCTCGCCCGCCGCTGCGTCCCAGTCGATGTGATTATGCGGCCATTCCTCTGTTGTGACTTGTCCGAGTTCGTAGGCTTGCTGCGTGATATAGGCAGTAAATACTTCCTCGCTAATCAGGAGGTCGCCCCGGCTGCAATAACCCGCAACATCGCTTGCAAATTCCAGAAAAGCGGCGCCTTCGTCGATTAGATCCCCTCGACAACGTGCGATGCGGTCGCTGCCCATTTGCAGCGCGGTATAATCGTCTGTCAAATACTGGCCGCCTTCGGCCATATCTTCAAGCGTTTCGGCAATTTCCGCTAAGGCATCGTCGTACTCTTCTAACTGGGAGTCGTAATCACATTTAATCAGTTCAACGTCAGAAACGTCTAGGTATTTCGAGCTAAGGTCGAAGTCAATAAGGTGTGCGCCAATGGTACTGTAATCAGTCATGCTAATAACCTTTTTAGTGAATGTGGGTTAATTATGGGGCTAGTGTTTTCGTTTGTCAACACTTTCGGAAATTAATTTCCGGCATATGTCGGCATCTGGGAACGTCTCGCAGTGCAACAGCATAGCCCGTTCGCGGTCCGTGTGTAAATCCTTACCGGGAGTACAGGCGCACACCACTAGCAAGGCGATAACGGCGGCGATTAGTAGGTCAGACACGGTAACCAGCCCCCCGCAAGGCGCTCCTAAGCTTTTGGCGCTGCCTAGGGCTCGCTGGCGGGAGATCGTCCACCATGCTAGGGCAACACCTCACTAGGCCGGAAAACGCGTCAAAAGCGCTCACAGGGCCTTCGGGGGAATCACCCCCCGTAAGGATGGCTACCGCCCGTTGGCCTTTGGGGGCTTCGGGAAATCGCTTATAGTGGATAGCCACGCCTAGGCCTCTAACTGATCAGTGATGGCGGACACGATGCAGTCAAAGATAAACGACAATTCACGCTCCTGTCCGGCCATAAGGATATTTCCGAGTTCGCCCGCCAAGCCGTCGTGAATCGCCTCGTTGCAGTACTCCATACGGGTGAGATTGGAGCTTACCCACGCGAGCAATTCATGGTAACCGGCATCAATTGCGCTATCGATGATTTCAGTGCAGCATGCGTCCCACTGATCGGCGTCGTAATCGGCCATACGCCAAGCTAGATCATATATCATTTGATAACTGGTGTCGTTTGGCAGCATTCCGGCGTGCGCCTCGCGTACCATATCGGACGCCCATTCAGGGGCATCTTCAAGCACCCAATAGCTGGCGCCGTTGTCGCGGGTTTTAGGCGTAAACATCCGGGCAAGGTCTGCCATATGGGTGTTAGCAACTAGGGTGTTAGCGCTCAAGGTGTCAAGGTTCATGGCGGTGTCTCTTTAGTGAATGTGGGTTAAGTATGCGGGGTGGTTATGCGTTTGTCAACGAATTTCGGAAATTAATTTCAGAAATCAGACCAGTCGGCCTCATTCCCGGCGTCGCAGTCGTCGCAAAAATCGGTCGCCGCTGGGCGCTGTACGGGAGCGGCTCCGCAATTCTCACATGTCATAATATCTTCTAGGTCTGGACTGCCGCAGCTAGGGCAAGTGTCCTGCACTTGTATCGTGGTGGCATCTGCCCCGCAATACTCGGACCGCGTTACCACGTCTTGTGGTGCGCTATAGCGTGCGTCGTGGACCTCGCCGCATGTGCAGCAGCGTTTAAATTTCATGATAGTCATAATGTTATCCGCAAAAAAGCCAAAGGATGAGGGCGGCAAGGGCTAAGCATACTAGCCCCGCAATAAAATCAAATAGATCGGTCAGCATATGTAATCCTTAGTAGTTGTAGTGTTCGCGCCTGCGGCGTACTTCGTGCACCAGTTCAGTGGCCAGTACTCGGCCCCATGTTGGAAGTATAACGCCAAGTGCAATCAAAATGTAACCGTGTGATGCAGACATGTTAGGTCTCTACGTAGTGAATGTGGATTAATTATGAGGGGTGGTTGTTCGTTTGTCAACACTTAATCGACGTAAAGTAACCCATCATCGCCTTCATGGAGGTACCGCTCCCCCATACCTTCGGCGGACTTGGTTAGCCGGTCGCCCACCGGGCCCAGACCCCGGTCCCAGAATCCAACGCCGTGACCGTTACGCGTTAGCCACAAGTCATGACCCGCCTGATCCGCGCCGTATGGCGTACTTAGACCGGCGATAGCCTTTAAGATGGCGCCGCACTCATAATAGAACGCGGTGCAATCCTCAATAGCCGCCGTGCGAAACTCTACGGATGCGGGGGTGTCCGCGTCGGGCTGGTCGATGTCACCAGTATCGGCCCAATAGGCGGCGGTGATGTAGGCGACTACCATCTCGGATATATAGCGAGTGTCATCGACAATGGCCCGGTTAGTCTTGGCGTTAAGCTTAAATTGTGGCATGGGTAGGCCCCCTGTTTCGTTGAACGTGGGGCAAGTATGCGGGGGCGTTGTTCGTTTGTCAAGGATTCTGTGCAATTAATTTCGCAAATATTTAGTTGACAAACGCAAATGCAGGGCGTAGAATGCCAGCCACTACTAGGAAACGCTGGATAATCGGACGGTGCCCGACCCCCGACCAATGAGCCTGATTCTCATCTGCAAGAATTCGCAGATATGAAGATATGAAGATTACCGACCCCTAGGGGGGGGGGGGGTAAAAATATGTTGAAAATCCATGAGGGGGGGTGGTAAAAATTTCCTGAAAATCCGCAGAATTTGGCAGGGGGTACCAAAATATTACTGAAAATTCGTTAGGAAATTAATTTCGCGGGGAAATTTTTATAGTTGACGAAGATCAAGGCCACAAATAAAATACTTATGGCCTTGACAAACTAACAGTAATGTGACGGTTTTTCGTGCTTAGAAGGTGCCGCTTTTCAACACTAATCGCTCAGGTCGGCGGTGACTCCTTTTACCGGATCAATGTCCCTATTCAGTCGGTAGGCAGTGCGTATTGCAATCGTCAATGCCCGCTTTTGATCTACTTTGTAGACGGCGGCAATGTGGGCCAACTGGTCCAGACTTTCGTCATCGAGGAGTTTTTGGATCGGGGTTTGGGTTTTTCGAGGCATTAGGTTCTCCTGTATTCTCGTGTAAATACGCGCTGAATATTACGGCATCCAGCGTGAAGGGTAGGTACTAGCAGAGTTAAATCCCAGAACCATTGGGTCCGGAAGAATAGCACGACCAGCGCGATATTAATTGCAAGACATACTAATTCTCCCAGCAAGAAATCAGCGGGAGGAAGTACCCCCAACATATCCTTATAGTGCTGCTCCCCCATTTCATGGACGGCTGCAACCGCCGTAAGGATTAGGGGCGCTAGGATAGCGATATGAAACTGCCCTACATCCGCATTCACCGTGGTAATCAGGACTACTAGGGGTATGATCGAATACCACAGAGCCATGATCAGGTGTGATACGTACATCAAGAATCGTACTCAAGCGTCGTTAGAAATTGGTGCAAAAGCCCTCCCATTACGTCAACTAATGTCTCATCCTTAGATAATTCGGGCCGCCCCGCCATATCGAAGAACACGTGCACGACCTCGTGTAAATAGGTGTGCTCTAAAAACGAATGCCTATGGTCTTTTCCGGCTTTGCGTATCCGGATCTGATTAAGGGTATCCAACCACTCGCCCTCGGCGCCGGAAGCATCCAGTAGGGCGGGGGCGTACTCAGTCCTGATGGTTCTTCCAAGTGATTGAAAACTATCAGGAATATCAAATGTTGCTTTGTCTTTCATGGAACCTCCGATGTGGAAGACCACTATACGACATTCAGAAGTAGGTGCAGTGGGCCGGAGTCTTTCATCCAACCAATGTCAGGGAGTTTTAAAACCGTCTTAGCGGCCAATGACACTGCTTTCCACCACAATTCCAACTCCTACGCCGCCGCTGCATTGATCGTGGCCCGTTGCCCCGTGTACATAAGGGCGAAACGTGCGAGCCGTCACGCTTGGCGATTGACTCTTTGCCGACTTCCGACCAGCCGAAACTGGAAGTACCCCCACACCGCCGTATGGGTAGCCGATTAGGTGCAGCGGGCCGGACTCTTATCCCCGGCGAGGGGTTTCCCTCTGTTATCCCCTTTCGAGAGCTAGCCGCACGAGCTTGGTAGCGGCTAGACTGCTTTCTTCCCCGGTTTAGCTTCCCGGCATATTTCCAATTTTGCGTGTCCTAGATTTTCCACGCCGCCGCTGCAATTAAAATCTTTGATCCGTTTTATCGCACCAGTGGATCAGTCTGGCATTCGCACCCCCGCCGGTAAAGGAAACCCGGCAAGGGCTAACGATTATGTAAGGTTGGTGCGGCTGGGCTCGAACCAGCAACCTCCGCCCGGACGGTACTCTACCTATTTGAGCTACGCACCTACCCCCGGCTCGCGAGTGCCGGGAGGTTCAGTTTAAAACTAGTCGTCAGGCATACCCACCGTCAGTTCGATCTCGGGGAAGCAGGCATCGACCAAGTCGATAGCATCCTCGACACCCATTGCGAGCAATTGATCTTTCAAGGGCACCGGCGGTGGATTGGCAGGGGCTTCGGCAACATCAGGAGTAGCGCCACCGCTGAGAAAATTCTGGCAGATAGCGTCGAGGGCTACTGCTTTCGCGTCCGTTCCTAGCTGGGACTGTGCCACTCCAATGGCTTCAACAATAATAGACTTCTGGTCGTCGTGAACCTTGAAAGTAAGGGTGCTAGTGTTGGACGCAGGCTTTTCGCCGGGGTTTACCAAAACCGCAGGGTTATCGATTTTCTTGATATGCTCACGGATGTTGATCGTAGTGTTCTGCATGGCAAAGGCCACCCATGACTCCACGTTGTCCTCGGTTAGTACCGGGGCAATCTCCTTGAGTTTCGTCCAGCCGATACCCTTCACCTTCTCCCAGTCAACGCCTGACTGAGCGATGTCGGTGTACAACTTAACGAGGTAGCTGGCCTTGCGTCGGTGGATGCCGAAGCGACTCTCAACGAACTCGGGGAAGCCGTCGAAGCCCTCGTCCTTATACCACTTGTTCTTTTTGATAGCAGATAATACGCCGCCCAGTCGAAAGTCGCATTCGGTCGTACTATCGCGGATTTCGTCGACCTGCTTGTAGGCCTCCGCCTTACCGAGCTGTTCGCTGAATACAATAGCCTCTTCCAGTGGATCGACTACTTCGTCACCCGCGATAGGGGCTGTCATCAGTGCTTGCATAGGGGGTCTCCTGTTCGTAAATCTGTAGGCACAGTGTACAGACTATTTTTAGTTTGTCAAGTACTGAAGGTCATCCAGTACTGCTGAATTGAAAATCCGGGGCTTAGCAAGGGCTCGGGCTTGCTGAGGATTATCTTTAATCTCCCCAGTTAAGAGTTGGTACCCCATACACGCTAGGCCGTAGGCATCACACTCGTCGTTACTCTTGAAATCCTCCCCGAACCGCTGCTTAATCGACCGAGCCATTGACTCCTTAGACGCGTTACCGGAGCCGGTGATGTACATCTTGAGGGATGTCGGCGGGATCTCGATGATAGGGATCTCGTGCTCGTGGAGGGTCAAGCACTGGGCGGTAAACACCTCGCATAGGATAGTAATCTTACCGACGCCCCGCATAGCGATACCCTCCACCACCGCAAAGTCGGGCATATTAAGAGACCTAGCCAGATGGGGAGTGTCACACCCCATCAACTCTTCGAGGTCCCGTTGGAAGCGATTCCATCGGGCCCAACGATTGGGTTCGGGCTTGTGGTGGAATCGCCCTGAACCCTGAAGTACGGGGGGGCCCTTGTAGGCATCAACCATTGCCCAGCCGGTTTTGGTTGAGGTGTCTAGTCCTAGAATTCTAATTGTAGTCTCCTGAGAAGCATTGCGCCCGCACAGGGCATTCCTTGGCACGAGGGCACAAGGTACTATCACATATCTTGGTTGATGGGATGGTGCCCGCCTTCCTAGAGTCGGTAACCTCTTGCGCTTTATCGAACAGGTACTGGACCCGAGCGTCGTTGCGCTCCACGATGAATTCTTTGAAGGGAGATATCTCCCCGTTCTCATCCTTGATGCCGTGCCCCCGAAGCATGTAGATGATGGAGGCCTCATCTGTATTCACATCCTTGGCGCGGGGATCTCCCGACTCGGCTACCAGACGCAGGTACAATTGGGTCCGAAGCTCATGCTCAGCTTTGGGGGCTTTGAGGGGCTTGAACAGGGACGTGGCCATGATCTTAACCTCGATCATGCGCAGTTTTTCTCCTAGGCCGTGAATGTACCCGTCTTGCCCGCCGGAAGCCCCGCTAGGGTGAGTAAATCGGGCCTCCTCATAAGTCCAAGCAGCGTTAGCGTGTTGAGGGATGTTACCCGGATAAGGACCCCAAGGAAATTCCTGCCCGCAATGGGATACCCAGTCGCCCCACATATTATCGCGCAGATAGTCGTTGTTCAGGCGGGCCTGCTTGTCGTTACCCTCATCAAAGGTGATGCGAAGATTGGTTGGAATGTACTGATCCGGAAGCTTAAACTTTAGGGTTTCAGTTAGCCTAACCTCCCGAGGACAGTACTCAACATCCTTAGTCAGGTCCGATGCGTGAATCGTGTCGCGACCCCGAGCCTTCTCGTAACCGCCCACACTACGGTTAATCAAACTCTTAACGGGAGTCGGGTCAACCACATCCTTAACGTATGTAAGGAAACTCATTCACACAACTCCTTGAATAGTGCCTCGGGAATGCAGACCCAAGCCCCGCCTCGAACGACGGCGCCATCTGCATCCGTAAACTGGACTAGTAGGGCGGGGTCTCTACCCTCCTCCAGCGCCTCTTGGTCGATCTTGCGTAGCCAGTCCAACTTAACGCTAAGGCTTTTCTTGGTGGTAGCCTTGGACTCAATCAGGAAGGACTTGGTGCTAAGGTCGCCCTTAAGGGATGGAATAGTACCACTCCCCGGTATGACCCTAGCACCTAGGCGTTTGCCCGCCTTCTTCTCGGCCTTGCGGCCCATACAGCCCCGATTACCTCGGTCGTAAAAGGGGTTAGACACTAGTGCGAACCCGATCAATCGCTGCGGCCTTGATGGCATCAAAGAAGTCCTCGTCGGAAACCATAGACTCTTTAAGGGCCTTCTGGTTCTCGAAGGTAAGAACCTCACCAGTCTCAGGGTGGATCACTTGAACCTCGGCCTTAGTGCCCACCTTCTCGAACATATCGTACTGACGCATCAGGCGGAACACCTCTGGAAGGTCCGACGACTCGCCCACCTTAATTCCTAGTGGGGGATTGTCGATAAGAGCTACTTGGAAGCTGCACTTCTTACCTGTGGTCGGCACCTTGGTCTTCTTGATGACGCAATTAATTTCCCGGAACGCAGGCAGGTTGTCGTGGATATCCTTAGCGATAATATCCTTACCTGACAGTCGCAGGGTCAGGCTGGAGGCGTACTTGAATGACGGGCCTCCGGGCATCGTCTCAGGATCGCCAAACATGACACCGACCTTGTATCGGATCTGGTTGATCATGATCACCGTTGGATTGCGACCGGCACGCTTAGCCTTACTGAGGGCAAGGCCGCTCTTACGGTAGAGCTTATTGATCATTAGGCCTGTGGAGCCCACCTGAGCCTTCTCCGCCTCGGAATCAATCTCCCGGACAGTAACCATAGCCGCCAGAGAATCCACCACTAGCAGCGACAGGTCGTCGGTGCTGAGTAGGGCCTCTACGAGGTCTACGGTCTGCTCCGCGTTGTTGGTCGCTAAGACCTTAAGCCGTTCCGGGGAGGTATCCACGCCTTGGATCTCAGCCCACGACTTATCGTAGTGCCCCTCAATGTCGAGAAACACCGCCATCTTATCGGGGTACATCTTCTGAGCCCGTGCTATGTACTTGAGTGCCAAGGTACTTTTCATGGAACCCTCGGAACCGTAGAGTATGCTGATACGCCCTTCGGGGATACCGCCGCCTGTCCGCAGATCCAAAGCGAATATGCCACTAGGGATTCGGGGCGGGGAAGTCCCGTCTACCTCGAAATCGTCTTTGTGTACTTTGGAAAACTCGGAGATAAGGCCGACTACAGTGTTGTCAGCCACCTACGACCCCGCCAGTTCTTCGGCGGCGGCTTGCAGCAGGCCGGTTAATCGGGCATCGACCCAATCGTGAGCCCGCTTAAATGTGTCGTTGATCTCGGCATTGGAAGTGCCGGAAGGCATGTCCAGACCCACAGTGTACTTGCAAGAGTGGAAGTCCCCGAGATTCTTGGTAAACGACAGGCCCACCCGGACCGTCGCAGGGGTCCCCTCGATTTGCTCGGGAGCCAACTGCATCCCAGCATCCTCTTCGGAGACCACGTTCCCGGATTGCTTATTGACAACGGATTGATGTGCTACGGGAGCGTGCCCGCTAATATTTATATCACCCATCTACTTCTCCCAGTTGTCGTATACGCGTTTAACCATGACGTTATTCGAAACGTCAGTATTGCTCTCGCCCCGACGGTAGTTGCTGAAGATACGGATGTACTTCAGTTGTTGCAAGGTGTACAGCCGATGCGGTGCGTCGATAGTAGGCTTAGGAATCCAGCCCTTATACTCCCAGTTACGCAGGACTTGCGTGCTGCGGCCAATCTTATGGGCCACGCCACCGGTGGAGAACACCTCGACCGTCTTGCCATTAATTTCGCGGTAGCGGCGTATTGGGCTTGGCCCAGTACCCTTTTCGCGATACCGCTGTGCCGACTCCCGCGCTCGTTTGCGGACCTTGGCATCTTTGGCGTACGCCTCTCGGCGGGCCTTGTTGCGGGCAGCGCCGTTCTCAGCCTGCCACTTGGTGTAATAGGCTTTGCGTTTCGCAGCTCGTTGTTCATCAGTGTAAATTGCAGGTCTCCCCATGGTTATTCTCCCGATAGGTAGTTAAACACTATTTTGTGTGTTTGTCAATAGTATATTCTTTAATTTCGCACCCTAGGCTCTTATAATACTTGAGCCTAGATCTGGCGTACCCATCAAACACCGGCGAATCGTCGTCCACGAAGTCCACGACCACCGGGACAGGTTTGCCGTCCAGTATTCGACGTATCCGACCGATTGCTTGAATCACCCCGGACTTAGGTGCGGCCAGAATAGCCATATCCAGCCTAGGGATGTTAGTCCCCGTTGCAGCCATAGTGTACGTGGTGAATACCACCTGACGCTCTTTAGCTTCTTGCTGGGCAGCTTTGGCCTTCTTGGCCCCGCCTTTGTAGTTAGCTGTTCCGGCGTACAATCCGATGTCGCCCTCGGGGACCCCAGCCTTCACAGCCTGCTCCATAAGCATCTGCAAGTGCTTGATAGTATCCGAGAAAACTATGATGTTCCGGCCTTTAGCCGCCCCAGCCTTAACGTATTTGATGATCGTAGCGTTGCGAGGCTTGTTGCTTTTCAGGATGCGGAAGATGTGCGCGGTCTTTCCGGGGGAGTGCTCGATCTGGACTAGGTTGTCTTCCTCGTCGTGCGTCCTAGGAACCCGAAAAGTCGTCTGTACGCGGATGACTTTAGGCACTAAGGTGGTGAACTTACCCTTGACCTTTACGGGGCCTATGTGAGCCTTAAACAGCTTCTGGCGCCCGTCCTTCCGATTAACCGTAGCGCTCAGGCCTATACGATGCTTGGCAGGCAGGAACCACATCGCTTGAGAGAACTTATCCGCCCCCATACGATGAACCTCGTCACAGATTACTAGGCCGAAATCCTGATACAAATCAGGGCCATAGCGGTCGGGTCCCTTCATCACAGATTGGATTAGGCCCACCACAGCCACGCAGTCGGCGTCAGGGGTTTTGTCGGCCCGCCAAAGTCCGATTTTAACGTCCCCTAGGATGATCTTCAGGGAGTTAACCCAGTCATCTAGGTTGTCAGACTCCGTGGTAAGGATCAGAGTCTTAACCTTCATGCGGGCGATAAGCGCCGCACCTATGATGGTCTTCCCGTAGCCTGTATCCGCTTGTATGATGTGGGACTCGTCGGAGTTCAGGAGAGCGACGGAGTTATCCACCACCTCCTCCTGATCGTACCGCCCTACGAAATTGTTCTCGCAGACGATGGGAGTCCCTACCACACGAGTATCCGTCCCAATAGGAGGCTTGGGAGCGCAGCGCCGAGGGACTACATAGTAATCCCCCAGCTCGTGATACATATGAACATCTTCCCCGAATCGATCCTTGAAGCTGAACTCCTCGGGGATGTCAGGATTGTCAGATTTAGGATAGAACGCCCCGCTAAAAACGAAATTAGCATCATGCAGCAAGTTCATGAAATCTCTCAATAAACCTCTGGTACACCCACAGCCTAGAACCGCCCATACTGCTATCGGGGGCAGGCACTTCCCGCTTAGGGACAAAGCCCCAGTACCCGGCCCGACCAAACAGCTCGTTAACCTCGACGTAAAACAGTTCCGTATCAGCGGCCTTAACCACCTCCGGCACAGGATCGCCCACGTCGGGGGCATACAGGTCGTACTTGCGATACACGGCGCGGGTCAGATCGTTCTCGATATCGGTCCAAGAGGTGCCCAGCAAATCCTTGTGGGGCGTAGCAGCGTCCCCGGTGTACGCCTCGGAAGCATCGTGCAGCAAAGCGTACAGGCGATACTCATCGGGCACCCGGTAAGACAATCGAATAGAGTGCAGCCCGGTAGAGTAGAAATTACTGGGGTGCATCTGCCCGGAGTACCGGCAGCAGTTCGCAAGGCCCGCCGCGATGTCCTCGATATGAATCGATTCAGGTGTCGGGTTGCGGTAGTACAGCTTACGACCGGTCATCGTGACCATGTATCCGGACTTGGACTCTATGCTGGGGGCTAAGAAGCCCTTTAAATTACTCATAGCCTCCAACTCCCATCAATGATGTTCAGCAAGGCCCGCTTCCCGTTGGGGTAGATGATCCCGTGAGTGTTAAGCCACGAACTCGGGCCGTTATTATACTCCAGATTCAGTACAGTACTTGTACCCACCTGCCAGCAGCCGTCTTGGATGCCGGGGGTGTGGGAGTGCGCTATGAAGGATTTAACGCCGATCTTGGACAGGTTCCCGATAGAGCCTCGTGCCCCGTTAGAGCCAATGTCGCCGTGCAGGACCTCAATCCCATGCAACGATAGAGGGTCGTTCCGTCGAGGATACTTGATCCCCTTCTTCTTTACGCGACGCTCGGCCCAGTACGTGAAGGGGTCAAGGTAATCCTCGCCGTTCTTATGGGCTCGCACAGTCGCCAGTGCCAGCTCCAAGTACGCCTCCGCATTCTGGGGGTCGTCCCGCCAGTCCGCACGGCACAGCCACTTGTAGGCCCCGTCATTGTGGTTCGACGGCACTACGTAACTGGTGACGCCCCGAGGAGTGTGGTCGCTCAGATACTGACATGCGCGATCAACCTCGCCGAAAACATCGTCCCGGCCAGAGTAGTACTTAGCGACGTCCTTGAAGGGGTTACCTTCGTGGTGGCGGTTCTTACAATACCAATCCAACAAGTCGTTCCAATACAGGTGCTTAGGTCGAAGTACATCGAGGATGCCGCCCGGTCCGAAGGTTGCCTTGTGGACCTTGGGGCACACGGAGTCAACGTGGGTGTCGCCCATCACGAGTCCGGAGATTCGAATGTCGGACACACCCTTGTCGGTGTAGGACTTATCCAAGTCCATGAAGTGGCCCGCCTTGGTCGCAACCAGTTGACGCACATGGAAAATCTTGGAGTTCTTAATCTCCACGGTGAGGGCACCGAAAGTATGGTGAAACTCTCCTTTCTTGCCCGCCTTCGAATCCGTATAGTTCTTTCGGGTAACTGCACCCGTTGACATCATGAGCTTAGGCAGTCGGTGACTAGGCGTCGCCACGGTCTTAAGCTCAATCTTAGGGAATCCCACGATACCTGACCGAGCACCAGTCAACCCGTCCAAACTGGACAGCGGTCGGGCGGCAGTGGGAGTGATATTAAGGTCGCCCAGCAGCATCAGATTCTGGTTCAGATCCTTGCGCTCATTACACAGGTACGGCACGATATTCGAATCCCACCACTCCTCGTTCTCTTGACGGCTAGACCAGATACTCGTCGGGTTGCGATACCGGTAAGGCAGTACAACTAGCTCCGCATCATTGTGCTCGCAGTACACCCGTAGAGTCGCAAGAAACTTCTTGTGGATAGGGGTGGCATTCTGCGCAGACGTAATGACTAGGCGCTTAGCCTTTAGGTTAACGTTAGAGACCGGCCCTGAATCCTCCGGCAGGGCCTTCAGCGGTTGAGTAGTCCTATACCCGCACGCTGAACACCTGTACCGGGGATTCCCAGAGCCCGCCGTACCGCTAGCGCCTAAAGGCGTGTGGTAGCACTTTGGGCAAAACACCTTACAGGTCGTTTTCGATGTCGAGGGAAGACCCCACCGTCTCGGCAGTCTGGCCGGTAGAGTCACCGGTAGCTAGGCCTGCCGCAGGGCCGAAGCCAAGTTCGCGGAGCTGTTCAGCCGTTCGGAACTTAATTTCATTCTCGTAGTTAAGCGGCTCGATGTTTTCAGCGTCAAGACCGTGAGCCTGCTGGAACGCGGCTAGCGGAGTCTTCTCGATGAAATCAAAGGTGTCGCCTACTGCGGCAGACTTATCGCCGACACGGCTAATGTCGAAGGTGATGCCCGCCAGACCGTTACGCTTGGTGGCGATCCGTTGCAGTCGCTTGAAGGTGTCGCGCTTCGCCATGAACAGCTTGCGTTGGAACTGATGGGTAACCCCATTCTTATCCACGTAGGGTGTGTGGTCGACGACGGTCATCGGCATGATCAGATACGCAGGGCTGCGACTGTGTGCTGGGTCCGAGCAGATAGGGCAGGGCTCGTTGTCCGAGAGGCAGACGAAGTAGTTAAACCACTTACCGTTCAGCTCAAGGTTGTGCTCTTTGAACGAAGGGACGTCCAAATGCACCTCGATCACTCTTCAGTGCGGCGGCTTGATCAGCCTTTTCGATTGCGGTCTGGGTTACAGCAGCGCTTGATAGAAAACTCATGAGTTATAGGTATCCTTGTAGTAGTAGTTATGCCTCTAATGGGCAGCGGGGTATTATACACACTTCTTGCCGAAAGGTAAATACCCATCTAGTAGATTTTCCAACTCCTCGGGATTGAGATCTCCGGGGTCGAGTAGCTTCCCGTCCTCAGTGGGCGGAATGTGTACGTGACAGATAATCGAATCGGTCCAGTATTTGGTGACTAAGGCTCGGGCTCGATCCCCGCCCTTACCCTGATCGAACAGGGTCACGATATCAAAGGCGTTCCGCATACGGTGGGCGTACTCCTTTGATATCCCTACGGAAAGTGGTGCCACGACGTTATCATAAACCTCATAGCACGAGGCGTAATCAAACACGGACTCCACCATCAGTACGGGCTGGGACAGATCTACAGTGTGCTCTCCGAGCCAACACTTGCGATAACCAGCATCCCCGAACTTGTAGACGTGATATGAGTGCTCCACCGGATCGATGAACCGCCCCCGTAACCCCATTAACTCACCGTTAAAATTGCGGGTGGGGAAGCATACGGTATCCTTACCGTAATCGTAGCGCACGTCCATGTACTTAATCGTCCGGTCGCTGAGTCCTCGGGACCGTAAGTACTTCATAGCCCTAGGGATTTCGAAGGCGGACACGTACCCCCCCAGTACCGATTCTGGTACGGGGGAGTCGTAGACGTGGTCAGTCGATCCGAAGTCCTTGATGTCGAGGACTAGGTCGTCAGTCTCCATACCTGCCAGCAATTCCAACACGGCCCTTAGCTGATACTTAGGTGCCTTGGCGCCGTACTCGGATAGCTTCTGCACGAGACTGTACATGTCCCCGCCTCCGCAGGAGTAGCAGTTGTACCGGTCATCCCCCGTACAATCAATTGCGAACGATGGGTTGGAGTCAGTACCTCCACTATGCGTCCAAGGTGCGAGGGGGCAGGGGCTAGATACCCAGTTCCCCATGCTTATATTGTGATCCGCAACCCCAAGAAGTTTAAGAAGTTTTTTGGCGTTAGCCTTGGTCATAGACTGTGTCATACCTGCTCATGGGTACTGGACAAAAGTTAGTTCAGGGTGCTCGGGCCCATCGGATCGAATGTCCCAAGAACTCCCTGTCCAACAGCGCTTCTGAACGTTATCCAGAGGCGTTTTCGCAGGGATATTCTTAAGGATTTCAATAAGCTCCCCCGCCGTAATACCATCCTCCAATGTCACAATGTGAATTACGGGCTGAGGTATGGGGTCATTGGCAATGCGCTGATACGGCTCCCCGCCATAAGCACTAAGAACCCAAAGTGCTAATAAAAGACCCACCAAGGTCAGGAGTACCTTGAAGAATACTCGACTAATCATCGATGCGAACCGCGCTAAACTTACGCGGACCGATGCGATCCTCGGTCAAAACCTCATCAAGCTCTCGCGGAGTAAGGGTAGACCGAAGCTGACCCACGCCGACTTGGGCCATATCATTGAATCGCTTCTGACCAAGCAGTCGCAAGACGGCATCGTCGTCGGTATCGGTGACCTTACTGGCCCGCTTACCGCCCGAAACCTGATACCTCTTGCCAGTCAAAACGCACTCCTCGTCCTTATTGGCGGCCCTGTCGGCCTCGATTTGTAGATTCGACGAAGCGTTATCCAATCGAGTTTTGGCAATTTTGGCCTTGGCGGCTAAACGCTTATACTCCCGCTCCGCATCACCGTACTCATCCACGCGCTTCTGGCGCGTAGTAAGCTCCTCTTCAGACTCTTCACCGAGGCTTTCGACGAAACTAGTAAGCTCACTCAAACTTGACATGTAAATCTCCCAAAGTTAGTAATTGACGAACTCTATCACAGAAACTTAAGCTGGTCCAGAGTTTGTGGAAGGATTTCACTGAAATCCATGTAATTAGGGCCGGGAGTGTCGAAGATCCAGTTAATGTCGAACCCTCCGACTTCCCCGTTACGGCCCTTGATGATATCGATCCGCCTGCGGCGCAAGGTCTCCACCGACTCAGGCTCGGTAAGGGCCAAGGCAAGGGACGAGATCTGCCCGATGGCATCACTGTACCCGATATTATCCACAGTGTACTGCTTGCTCTTGGTACTCTCCCGGTTGAACTGCCAGCTTGCGGCAAGAGGCGTAGCCAGTTGGCTGCAAATACGCTGCTTCATGCCCTCTACGTTCTCCGCCACCTTCTCGTACCGACCTACGCGGGGGTTTTCAGACTGCAAGAGGTAAGCCCCGTCCACGAGCACTAGGTCTGGCTGAAATTGATTGCAGTACATCACCAGATCGCTGAGCTTACTGGTCAAGGCTCCGTCGATAATCCAGAAGGGGTGCTTGCCGGTGTTGTCTTCGAGACGTCGGCGCATCTCCTCAGCCTTGCTGGAGCTTATGGCAGCTTGTTTGATCTCGCTAATGGCAGTACTGGTGTCCATAGCGGCCACGCGCTGGATGATAGGCAGTGGCGCCATTTCCATCGACACGAACAACGGAGTCTTACCGTTGCGCCAGCAGTGCAGGGCCACAGCCAGCATCAGGTAACTCTTACCCGAGGCGGGACGACCGACGAACGATAGCATGTCGTCCGCACCTAAGCCCCCAGCCATCTTGTCGAACGTTGGCCACGGCATACGAATACCATGCTCGTCGCCCAGAAGTACCTGATCCACAATGGATTTATGGATGATCTTACCACCCTCTTGGGAGTAGTCCACGATCTGGGCGGCTTTCTGGCCCATCTGTGCGGCCATGGACGCGTTGAAGACGATCTCCAAGGCGCGGTGAGGGTCGCTCTCGTTCAGGGCCTTCGACGCATCCATCAGGGCACTCTTCAGGTCTACGTGAAGGTTACGTGTAAGTATCTGATCCCTATAGTACTTTGCGGACTCATCCGAGAGTCCGATATCGAAGCCCTTCTCCTTGAGCGTCGCGGCAGACGGGAGCTTACCGTACGCGGACATGTGGGAGTTGACAAAAAGATACAGGTCCTTCTCACCACCCCGGAACATGGCCTCCTCTAGGTGGAGCTTGAAGTACTCGCTCCGACCACTGTCGGAAGCCAATAGCGCGGCGTAAAGTTTATTGGCAATCATTTTGTCTGGTAGTACCCCTCTTCGATTAAGTCTTTGAATCCATTGCCGTAAGAAGCCCCTAGCTCAGCCATGTGGGACACATAGATCACGGTCTGCTTGCCGGAAGCCTGCCGCGCGGTGAGCAATCCTAGTAGCGAAGCTGTCTGCCACGCGGCCACTTCGCCACCCTCGCTCTTGCCCATGTAGAAATCTGGAATCAGGAGGACGCTAGGGTCGGGCATACTGTTCGACTTCAATGCTTGTAGGACGCTCTGTGTGTCCATGAGCGTGGCGTTAATGTAATTCCTAAGCAATGCCCCTGCCATGCTGAGCATTCGCCGTAGCGGCGATCCTGTGGCCTGTGAGGAGGTATAGCACAGGCCGAACTTGCCCTGATCTGCGTGAAAGGGAATATTCCGGACGAAATTAAGTTCGGACTCGTTGCAACCCTCGTCGGTCATCGACGTGTAGAAATACTTCTGCGGGATGTTGGCCTGACGGCAGATGGCGGGAACCTGCTTCAGGATCTGGCGATGCTCCTCGGCGTCTAGGATTTTACGCTCCATCGCATTTGCGAGAAGATCCGCGCTCACTTGAACACATCCAGCAGGTCTTTGTTGACCTCGTAGCTCGGGAGGGTGCCACGCCGTACCGGCTCAACAACGGCGGTGACGATCTCCGGCTCAACGACTTCCTCGGGATTCAGGGATTCGGAATACCGGATGGCCGACTCGATGTACTTGAGCAGAACCGGAGGATTTGGTTGCTTGGGAAGTTTGAACGCATCGGTGTTCTTCTCGGTGTACACGATCCACGCCGACCAATCTCGGACGACGTCCAGAATGACTTGGTTCGTGGCACCCCGCTTCTCCATGGACTTGAACATGCCCAAAACCTTCATGGTGAATTCGGCTAGAAAATCACCGTGATATTTGGCATGTGATTTACGGTAGGCGGAAGCCAACTTTCGTGCCTCCAAAATCTCCTCGTCCTCGATCTCCTCAAACCGATTCTTGAGTACGTCTCTGATGTTCATGTTACTCCTCGCGGCTTCAGCCGCTGAAACGTTTGCTGATATATTTTTATTATTTTTATTATTATTTATATATATACTTAATGGGTCACTGTGACACCACCCTAGTGTCACCATGTCACCACCCCTAGTGTCATCGTGACACCACCCCCCCTCGTCGATTTCGGTAGTTATTTTAGTTGCCAAACGGTATTCGTTCGGCAAAAATGAGCCTCTGTATTTGCGTTGACGAACGAACAATAGGCCCACCGATTTGAGGTGCGAAATAACCCGCATTAGGGTGCGTCTGGAGAGGCCTGTTTCGGTCCCTAATTCTGAGTATTTTACAGCGCAGGTTTGCTCGTTATCGTCTGCTTTAAATGCCAAGCTTAAGAGTACTAGCCTCTGACTTGGGGTGAGTTGGGGTAGGCTTCGTGCCCACACGACTGCTTCTAAGCTCAATTAGAATCCTTTGGCTGGGAATGTGAGTACGTTGTCCGGGATCGTGCTGAGGTCCAAAAGCGGGTCCAACTCTAGGATTTCCCTGATCCGCTCACGTACATATAGTTGGTCCGCATAGGATTCCACCTGCACTATGTACGATAGTAGTACCGCTGCGAACGTTTGATCGTATGCCCGCTCGATTATCTCGGCGGGACAAGAGAATACCGTAGTTGCCTGCTCAAAGCAATTCATCAGGCACTTAGCGATAAGGCCGATGTCTACTTTTACCGACGCGCGCCCTACTTTTAGCGCCATTTCCGCGCTAAGGCGGTGGTCGTTACGCTTCTGCCAGTTTTTGGACGGGTAGGTGTTGTCCAGTAGAGCCTGTCCAGATTTACCGTGCAGGTATACGATATTAGTTTCGTTTTTGCATTTCACGCCGGTCCAGTGGTTGTAGGCGGCACGGTGCTTGACCCCCACCTGCAAAGCAGTGGCTGTAGTGCTCACAGCGGCCTGTATGGAGTAGTTCGTCTCCGTCATAGGGCACTTATGCAGTACGATGTAACTACGTCCTGTAGAGGCCCCTAGGGCCATTTCCGACGCAAAGAGTTCGCCGAACCTAGTGGTCTCTTCTTTGAGGTCTTCCGGTTTAAGGGTTATCACGGAGCCACGCCTCCTTAGCTAGTTTAATTGCTAGTGCGTCCACTTCTGCCGCCGATATATCCTCGTACAACGCATTCCCAAACCCGGCATAGCCAACCCCTAGGGCCTTTAGGCGTTGTTGCATAAATGCGGTAGCCTCGGCCTTCGTGAACAGTTTGAAGTCGATCACGCTGTCGATACGCCCTGCCCGGTACAGTTCCGGGGGTAGGCTCTTAGCGTTGTTGGTGGTCATAATAGTCAGCACGCGATCATTATGCTCCTGCATCCACCACAGGAGCTGCGCCAGCAACTGCTGCGTGACCGGGGCGTCTGACTCTGCTTGGAAAAGCTTCTCCACCTCGTCCAGTAATAGTACGCACGGGCTGTTCATGGACACGAACTTGAAGATGTTGGCGAGGTTACTGTTGGACTCACCCACGTACTTATTCAGTAGTTCGGCTACGTTGACCGCATATAGCGGGATTTGTAGCTTTTGGGCTATGTACTTCGCCCCAAGAGTCTTGCCAGTACCGGGTGGTCCGCCAAAAAGGAGGCCACGAGGTTGCATGAAGTCAGGTGCGTCTGTATTAAACAGTTTTCCGTCAAGGTTAACCCATTCCGTAATCTCAGCAGGCGCATGGTAGAACTCTACCTCGGTGTTGATTGACTGAATGCCTTGTGATGGCCCCTTGTACGTAATCCTTGTGGATCGCACCGCTTTCGGCGTGTACTCACCATACTGTACCATAGACAGGCGGGAGATAATTTCGACGTCCTTGAACGTCAGCCCTCGCAACGCCTGAACAATAGGCTCGACATTCTCGGGGGTTGCCCCGCCCTGATCTCGGACAAACTCGCGGACCATTTCCACGGGTGTCTCAAGCATCCCGCAATCGAGGGCTTGTGGAAGATCCCCCTTCGGGTTTAGTACGATCAGGCTGGACTGCTTCTCCCGGAATCGCTTATACTCATCGGCTGCATTTGCGGGCGTAAGTCCCACCGTGACGTAGGCCTTGTTTTTCAGCGGAGTCCCTGTTTTGGGTAGGCCTTTAGGCGCCTCGTCAATAACCCGAGTCAGGGTGTCGATGCCGTGGATCGCGTCTTCCGTAGTCACTGTAATTAAGGGGATACGGGATTTTACCGCCAGACCTAGAAGTGATGAATTCAAGATCGGCGCCTCAAGTAGTCGGCCCAGTCCTTCTCGAATAGGTCTGGGTCTTCGTACATGGTGTTGTCAGCGCATTCCGCCATATCCAGCCGCCACTCTTCCTCGATTTCCTGCATGAGGCCGATCAGATCGTCCAGCTCTTCGGGGGTTGGCCCCATGTCCCACTTGTCGTTGAAAGTGTCGTCGTGCACGTTAACTTCGGTACTCATTTATTACCCCCGAAACCCATGATCCGCAGCGCCATAGACTTTTCGGCTAGGTATGGTACTGCGAAATCGGGATCGTACAGGGTTATACCGTTAAGATTGTCGTTAATGTCTGCCCGTTTAATGATCTTGGCGCCCGTGCTAAGGTCCCGGTAACGTAATGCTTCCCACTGTTTTCGGGTAGCTCGATTATGCTTAGGGTACTCTTCGGCAGTGTATACATCCGTACACTCAACCACGAGGTCGGTGATAAGGCTACCAAACCCCTCCCGAAGCTCAGCCTCCGGGACATTCGTGTCTTCGAGGACGTCGTGCAGGTATGCCGCCGCCATGATATCGTAGCTACCGCACAGGTCGTAAGTAGCTAACGCTACACGGCGGCAGTGCTCGAAATAGGGCTCTTCCGGAAACTTCCGCATCTGGCCGAGGTGGGCTTCTTTAGCAAATTCGGCAGCGGTGAGTACTGTTACTGATACTGTCATAGGGTCCTCCTGATTAGTGTGGGGTAACTCTGCCCTAACTCTTATCGTTTGTCAACTTATTTTAAGCATAAGAAAAGGGGCCGAAGCCCCCTTTCGTAGTTCTGAGTTTTAGGCTTACCTAGAATCGATAGCCGAATGTCAGTGTATCTTGGCCCAGATTAGGGCTGGCGGTTCCGCCGTTGGAGAAGTGATCCCAGATGACCGAAATACCGCCGTCGAAGTTGTAGCCGATAGAGAGTGCGTACACGAGGTTCTGGCCGAATACTCGGTTAGTCTCGCTCACGTAGCCCGCGCCCAGCCCTAGCTCGAATCCCTTTAGCTGGACGATACGCTGGCCTTTCACAAACATGTAGCTCTCCACCTCCACCTCGCCCTCACCGCAGCGGCAGATTTGGTCAGAGGTCCAGCCTACGCTGAGGTCCCACTTCCCGCCGAAGCGCTCTGTGACGTCGATAGCGAAGCCGCTGGAGAACTGCCCGCTGAGTACGGTAGCCCCCACGGACATTTGGGTCGTGCTATCCGCCCGTGCCTCGTTAGCCAGAAATAGCGCAAGGAGGCCTAAGAAGGCAATTACCATCCAGAACACCGGCTTGCGGTTTTTGAAGAAATCGAAGTTAAGGTTCTTGAAGAAGTCCAATAGGGTCACCCTTTGAGTCTAAAATGCAGGTGCGGTAGAAGTCCCGC